AGGCGCTCGACAAGCTGGCCGTCGTCACCGCTGAACTGGCCGAAGAACGGAAGAAGCATGAAAATAGCCCTGTACAAAGGCCCGCCGACGGACCTGGCGCATAAGCTGGCCCATTGGGCTGTGTGCCTGTTTACCGGGAGCAAGTACAGCCACGTAGAGCTAGTCATCAACGGTGTGTGCTGGTCGGCATCGGCGCGGGACGGCGGCGTGCGCGGGAAGGTCATCGACCTGCACAGCGGACGGTGGGATGTAGTCGAGCTAGACGAAGCCTTCAGCGCGGAGCTGGCAATCGCGTGGTTCAAGGCGCACGAAGGCGAGCCCTACGATTGGGCTGGCGTGATGCGCTTTGCTCTGCCATTCCTGCCGCAACGGTCAAAGCAATGGTTTTGCAGCGAAGCATGCGGAGCCGCGCTAGGCATCAGCAGACCGCATGAACTGACGCCGGAAACGCTGGCGCAGATGTTTGCTAAGAGCTAAGACATGGGACGCCCGAGCAAGTACAAACCTGAATACGCAGCACAAGCCGGGAAGTTGTGCCTTCTTGGGGCGACCGACGCGCAACTGGCTGACTTCTTTGATGTTGCGATTAGTACCATCGCATTATGGAAGGTGCAGCACAAAGAGTTTTCGGACGCCATAAAGGTGCCGAAGGCTGAGGCGGACGATAGGGTAGAGCAAAGCCTGTATCGGCGTGCATTGGGGTACGAGCATGACGAGGTCGATGTCAAAGTTATCGACAAGGAAGTCGTTATCACGCCGATCCGCAAGTATTACCCACCCGACAGCACAGCCATGATCTTTTGGCTGAAGAATCGCCGCCCGGATGAATGGCGCGACAAGGTAGACCACGCCCTACAGAACCCGGATGGCTCGGCGCTGAATATGACGGTGACATTCGTCAAGCCGTGAACGCTCAGTTTCCCGCTGCACTAGAAGCACTATTTCAGCCGGGACGATACAAGTTCATCAAAGGCGGGCGCGGCTCTGGTAAATCGTGGGGTGTGGCGCGTGCCCTCTTGATTGAGGGAGCCAAGCAGAAACACCGAATTCTTTGCACTCGCGAAGTGCAGAAGTCCATCAAGCAGTCTGTGCATCAGTTGCTGAGGGACCAGATTGAGGAGCTAGGGCTGTCATCGTTCTATGAAGTGCTAGAGACTGAAATACGAGGCAGGAACGGCACGGCCTTCTACTTTGCTGGCTTGTCTGACATGACGGCAGACTCAATCAAATCGTTTGAGGGCTGCACAAGGGTATGGAACGAAGAAGGGCAGACCACCACGGCGCGAAGCTGGGGGATTCTGACTCCGACCATCAGAACGCCGGGCTCCGAGATTTGGACAACCTACAACCCTGAGTTGGAAAGCGACGAAACGCACCAACGGGCAGTTGTCAGACCGTTCCCGGATACGGTTGTGATTGACATGAACTACACGGAAAACCCGTGGTTCCCGCCGATCCTAGAAGCCGAGAGACTGCACGCCAAGGCAACGATGACCGAAGCGGAATACGCGCACGTATGGGAAGGCAAATGCCGCCCAGCCGTTGAGGGCGCTATCTACTTCGACCAGATGGCGCAGGCTGAACCACGGATCAGGGCTGTCCCGCATGACGCCACGCTCAAGACCCACGCAATATGGGACTTGGGCTTTAACGACAGCATGGCGATCATCCTGGCGCAGCGGGTAGCGTCTGAGATTCGCGTCATTCACTACATCGAAGGCTCGCAGCGCACGCTAGCGGACTACTCGGCGGAAATGAAGGCGCTCAGGCTTGACGGCCAGCCGATCAACTGGGGTAAGTGCTACCTGCCGCACGATGGATTCGCAGAGCGCCACCAGACCGGCAAGAGCGATGCAGCCGTCTTGCGTGGGTTGGGCTGGACGGTCGAGAAAGTACAGAGCAAAGACGTAGAAGCGGGCATCAAACGCGCCCGCGAGCTATTCCCGCGAGTGTGGTTCAGCAAAGACCGCGCAGCCCGATTGATTGAGTGCCTGAAGCGCTATAGGCGGCATGTCAGCAATGCAACGGGTGAGCCAGGCCGGCCCGTCCATGACGAGTTCAGCCACGGTGCAGACGCTTACCGATACCTCGCGCTAGTCGCTGATGAGTTGAGCAATGACGCCGACGACTGGAAACCCTTGAAGATCGAAACAAAGTACATCGTATGAACGAACCCAAACGACGCGGACGCCCGCCCAAAGTCGCAGCAATCGAGCAAGCGGCATGCCCCGACTGTGGGCAGGTTGTCGGCCACGCTGATGACTGCCCTGTGGGGCTGGGCGTGCCTGCTTTGGATGAGTTCGCCCGTCGCCTGGCGCAGGCCTACGCTAACCGTGTGTGGGCTGGTCAGTCGGTGAGCCTGAACCGTGCTGAACGGCTGCGGCGCGTCCAATCCGCACTGGAAGGGCAGGGCATGAGCATGGAAGGCGTGAACCTGTGAAGCTGTCCAACCGCGAGCTAGTCTCCATCATCAAAGCGCATCGGGCTGAGTCGCTGGGCGCGGAAGACGGCGACCTGGCTACGCGGCGTGCTGACGCCATGAATCACTACCATGGCAGGCCCTACGGCAACGAGGTAACGGGACGGTCGCAGATCGTGAGCCGCGACCTGGCGGAAACGGTTGATTGGATCATTCCGGCCCTGATGCGGGTGTTTGTGCAGTCGGGAAAACTAGGCCAGTTTGATCCCATCGGCCCCGAGGATGAGCAGCTAGCCGAGCAGGAGAGCGACTACACCAACCGCGTGATGATGCAGGAGAATGAGGGCTTCATCGTCCTGCATGACGCCATCAAAGATACCCTGCTGCTGAAAAACGGATACACCAAGCAGATATGGGAGACTGACGAGAAGATCAGCGAGGAAGCCTATACGGGCCTGACCATGGATCAGGTCCAAAAGTTGATGGGCGACTTGAGCGCGGACGGTGCAGAAGTCGAGATTATCGGATCTGACATACAGCCCGGCCCGATGGGTGAGGAGGTGTCGCTGCGGCTGCGCATCACGCGCAAGTGCGGTAAGGCCCTGTGGCTGGCTGTGCCTGCTGAGGAAATCCGCGTATCGAAGAAGTGCCGTGGATCGCTGCGGGATTCTCCCTTTGTCGAGCATGTCACCCGCAAGACCCGCTCTGCATTGCTCGAAATGGGCCTGCCGCGTGACTTCGTTGACGAACTGCCCGCATCGGACGATGAGCAGCGCCAGGGTACGCAGTCCTACAGCCGCGATTCCGTAGACGACGAATCTGACAGCCCCACACAGTCCAACGGCGACCGCTCGATGGACGAAATCGACTTTTGCGAGGCTTACGTCCGTGTTGATGCGGACGGCGACGGCATCGCGGAATTGCGCAAGATCGTCACCTGCGCTAACCAGATTCCTCCCGGCGACGAGTGGAATCAGGTTATTGAAGAAGTGCCGATTGCCGGCTGGGTCATGAAGCGCGTTCCCCATCGTCATGTGGGCGAATCCATGGACGATGAGCTTGCTGACCTGCAAGAAATCAAGACCACGCTTCAACGCCAGTTGCTGGACAACGCCTACTTCCAGAACAGCTCTGAAATCGTTGTCAACACGGACGCGCACCTGCCCGATTTCATGACCCGCCAACCGGGCGGCATCAAGCGCACCAAGAGCAATGCGCCTGTGCAGTCTGCTGTGATGCCGATGCAGACGCCGAACATCATCCCGCACCTGATGCCGGCGATTGACTACATCGACAAGGTGAAAGAGGTTCGCTCAGGTGTGCGGCCTGGCAGCGATCTGGACCCCGACACGCTCCAGAACGTCACCAAAGGCGCATTCATGGAGAACATGAACCGCGCCAGCCAGAAGATCGAAATGATCGCCCGCATGATTGGTGAAACTGGTGTTCGTGAGTCGTTCCGGCAGATTCACTCGCTGATCGTTCGTCATCAGGATCAAGCCCGCGCTGTCCAACTGAAAGGCAAATGGGTGCAAGTCAACCCGGCTGAGTGGCGAGAGCGGACTGACTTGTCCGTGCGTGTGGGCCTGGGCACGGGCAACGAGGACGACAAGCGCCAGAAGCTACAGACCGCCGCACAGATGCAGTTCCAACTGCTGCAAAGCGCTACCCAGGCCCCCCCGCAGGTGTACGCGAAGATGTACGCGATGTTTGAGGAAGTCATGGAGTCCATGGGCTTCGACAACCCCGAGCAGTTCGCTATCGCACCGGACGGCCCCGAATACGCGAAGATGATGCAGATGATGCAGCAGCGCCAACAGCAGCCGAATCCCGAGATTCTGAAGCTGCAACAGCAGGGCCAACTTGAGCAGATGCGGATGACCATGCAGCAGAAGGTAGACGCCAACCGCCAGGAGATGGAAGCGCAGCAGCAGCAAGCGAAGATGCAGATGGAAGAACGGCTGGCGCAGTTCAAGGCTCAGCTGGACATGCAACTCGAAGAGCGGCGCATGCAGATCAAG